CATCGGGCGGCTCTTCAGAATTTCTCCGGAGGGATATTTTTGAGGCTGTTTTTGGTCAGGAGATCAGGATCGTAGGTCGTAGGTGAAGTGACCTTTAGATAAAACTCTAATAAAAGTGCAGTAAAGTTATCGAGAATAATAGAATAGTCTAATGAAAAAAGATAGATAGTGAGGTGGAACGCAGATGGCCAGAGCGAGAAGGCCTGCTAAAGATCTTGGTGGGTACGATCAGCCATCAATGACACCCGCCATGACGCCAGAAGACCAGGAGGATCAGCTTATATCCTTGGCTGTGGATCTGGCGATAAAGAGATTACAAGAGGGGACCGCGAGCAATCAGTTGGTTTCCGAATTGATTAAGCTCGGCACGACGAAGGAACGTCTTGCCAAGGAGAAACTGCAACGAGAAAACGAAATGCTCAAGGCGAAAACAGAGGCCCTGGAGGCTGCTAAGGACAATGGTCGCATGTATGCAGAGGCTATAGCTGCCATGCGAACCTATAGCGGATACTCAGAGGTGGACGACGATGAATTCGAGAATTATTAGAACCTACACTGAGCTCTCCAGGATTCCCTCATTTGAAGAACGCTACGAGTATTTGAGACTGGCTTCCAAAGTTGGCGAATCGACGTTTGGTTTTGAGCGATGTCTTAATCAAACCTTTTACAGATCACCTGAATGGAAGCGCGTTCGCAACGAGGTGATAAGGAGAGATAACGGCTGCGACTTAGGCTTTGAGGGAAGAGATATATTTGGTCCGATTGAGATTCATCACATCAACCCGATCACGATAGAAGACATCGAGAATGGGAGCGATTTGCTTCTGGATCCTGACAATCTTATTTGCACTTCTCCAAGGACGCACAAGGCGATTCATTTTGGAGACAAGACTCTTCTTCCAAGAAACATGCCTACTGTTCGCAGACCAAACGATACTTGCCCGTGGAAGTGAGAGAACAATGGACGAAAGTATTTTTGATTCTATAAAAGCCCTCCTTGGACCAGATGCCTCCTATGACGTATTCGACGCGGACATCATGATCCACATTAACACCGCGCTCTCAGTGCTTACACAGCTCGGGATCGGGCCTGCCGAGGGATTCATGATTACAGGGTCCGATGAGACCTGGGGTGAATTCCTGGGTAACGATAAGCGGCTTAACATGGCGAAGACTTATGTCTATATGAAAGTCAAAATAGCTTTTGACCCGCCGGTGAACTCGTCGGTGTTGTCTGCGTATCAAGAGGCTTGCAAGGAGTATGAATGGCGATTGAATGTAACCGTCGATCCTGACGAATTACAGGGTTGACAGAACGCGTTATGTATGGTAAGATAGTGTTAAGATTTTTAAGGAGGGTTTTGGTTATGAAGAAGGTTTCTGTATTTATTGTTGTTTTTCTTCTATTATTGACTTCTTTTGGATTCGCAGAATCATTGGACCTTTCATCTATGAATCTAGACGAACTTCTAGCACTTCAAACCGAGATTTCAGAAGAGATAAACAAGCGTAACGGGCTTGATACCGCTGGAGTCTACAAACCATGGTACGATTTTGGACTTGGTCAGTACTTGCCGGATCCAGTGTCAATTTTAGGAAAACAATTGAAGCCATGGGGAAATGTCCAGATAAATACTGATAGTACTTTTAGCGAGTACCTAGACGAGGCAACAAAGGAAGACTATGATCTATATATTAAAGCATTAAAAGATTTTGGATACAATGAAAATATCCAAAGCTTTGGAACTGGGTATACGGCGACATGGAATGGGAAATACACGGTTGTTGTCGCCTATGCCGATTTAAGTTCTGTTAATCATTCGAACTACATGATGGTCTCTTTGGATATAGCAAGTTAACACGTTTACGTTTCTTATACTCCTCTTTATGAGGAGTTTTTTTTATTGCTCAATAATTAAAAAGGAGGTGCAGTTGAAGCTGTGCATGCTTATTATTCAGCCGGGTTTCCTATAACAGATGAACTGTATCATCATGGAATCATTGGGCAAAAATGGGGTGTCAGGCGTTACCAGAACAGCGATGGCACATTGACTGACGAAGGCAAAGCCCGATATTATCCTTCTGTAGAAAAGAAAAAAAGCAATGGACTCGGTGCTAAATTATCGAATGTCGGTGGATCAATCAAGAGAACTGCCGGTCGATACGTTGACCATGTGAAGCTTAACATAAAGAAAAATCATCCGTGGATGATGACAGATAGTCAGTTAAGTGATGTTGTAAATAGGATGTCAATGGAGAAGCGACTCCGTGAATTACAAAAGGACGAACGTGCTTCTAGATTTATTAATAGAATGCTTCGAAATGCCGAAGACATTACCGTGAACAATACGAAAGAATTTGGTCGAAGCTTCTCTAACACCTCTGGCAAACTGATCGCGGAGAAGATGTTTAAGAAGAAAGAGAAAAATAAAGATGGAAATGATAATGGAAATAAGAATGATGATAAAAACAAAAATAAAAATAACAATAACAATAATAAGTAACTGAGGAATAAGCTATGTCACTTTCAAACACGGCAACGCCGATTTATTATGGTAGATTTCGCGATGCCGTGTTAAGAGGCGACATCCGCGTCTGCCGGGAAATAGAAATGGAGATGAACCGGATTGACAAGTTAATCGCCAATCCGGGCATTTATTACGACGACAAAGCGGTAGAAGGCTATGTTAAGTTCTGCGAGAACGAGCTGACATTAACCGACGGAACGCCACTTCATTTGCTGGATTCGTTTAAACTATGGGCCGAGCAGATATTTGGCTGGTATTACTTCGTTGAGAGAAGCGTATACAAGCCTTCGAAGCACGGCGGTCAGGGCAGATACGTCAGGCGGATGATCAAGAAACGACTGATCAACAAACAATACCTGATTGTTGCCCGTGGCGCTGCCAAGTCTATGTACGGTTCGACGATACAGAATTTCTTTCTTAATGTCGACACATCCACCACCCATCAGATCACGACGGCCCCAACGATGCTTCAGGCGGAAGAGGTCATATCCCCTATACGCACAGCCATCACGCGAGCACCTGGTCCCTACTTCAAATTCCTGACCAATGGCTCGATCAACAACACAACCGGTTCAAGAATCGAAAGAGTCAAGTTGGCCTCGACAAAGAAGGGCATTCAGAATTTCCTGACCGGTTCTCTTCTTGAAGTTCGTCCGATGAGCAAGGATAAGCTTCAGGGTCTTCGATGTAAGATATGCACGGTGGACGAATGGCTTTCCGGAGACATTAGAGAAGACGTCATTGGCGCGCTTGAACAGGGCGCTGCAAAGGGTGGCATTGAGGATTATGTGATCATCGCAATGAGTTCTGAGGGCACGGTTCGAAATGCAGCCGGCGATACTATCAAAATGGAATTGATGGACATACTCAAAGGGAAGTATGAGAATCCCCACGTTTCTATTTGGTATTATCGGCTTGATGATCTTTCAGAGGTTGGCGACCCAGACATGTGGATAAAGGCCAACCCGAATATCGGAAAGACTGTCAGCTACGAGACATATCAACTGGATGTGGAACGCATGGAGCATGCGCCTTCACAACGAAACGATATTCTGGCTAAGCGATTCGGCATTCCGATGGAGGGTTATACCTACTTCTTCACCTACGACGAGATACAGACTTCTCATAGACGAACGGATTTTTGGTCTATGCCTTGTGCTCTTGGAGCCGATCTTTCCATGGGAGACGACTTCTGTGCGTTTACATTTCTCTTCCCCTTGCAGGACCAATCTTTTGGAGTAATTACAAGATGCTATATCACATCTCTTACGTTTGATAGACTTCCATCCGCTATTCACCAGAAGTACGAGGAATTCATGAAGGAAGGAAGTCTGATCGTGCTTGATGGGACAGTACTTGATATGACGGAGGTCTACGATGATCTCGACAAGTTCATTGAGGACTGTGGATACGACGTGCGGGCGTTTGGATTTGACCCGTACAACGCCCGAGAATTTGTCGAACGATGGCAGACTGAAAACGGACCGTTTGGGATCGAGAAGGTTATACAGGGTGCAAAGACCGAATCCGTGCCGCTTGGAGAGCTTAAGAAACTTGCTCACGAGCGTCTTCTTTTATTTGACCAGGAGCTTATGAGCTATTGCATGGGTAACTGCATAACCATTGAGGATACGAACGGAAACCGAAAGCTCCTGAAGAAGCGGCACGAGGACAAGATCGACTCTGTCGCCGCGATGATGGACGCTTATGTGGCTTACAAGTTGCATAAGGATGACTTTGAATAATTCGGAGGAAAATCAAAATGATGAAGATGCATATTGAAGCGCCGTGGTACACGTTTCAGAAGAAAGTCCAGGCACTGTTTAACGGTGATTCCGACATTACCGTAAATGATCTGGTCGTCGACGAAGACGGCGAGGCGGATTACGTTCTCAACATTGAGGTTCATAATCATAAAAAGTTCGAAGCTCTTGATCGGGTTATCGCCACCTATAAGGAATTTGGCAATATTATTGTTAAGATCGCCCTGTACGACGAAGAGAACAACGGCCTGAACCCCGGTGTTGAGCTGTATGAGACAATCTTCGAAGGTAATCCTGTTATCGAAGATGTAAAGAACCGCGTATTCCTGGACGGTGTGTCACACGGTTATGTGCGCTTTAAGCCGGAGGTCGTACAGTTCTTTGACGACAATCTGGCTGATTACGACGGTAATTGGACTGGCCTGGCTGAGGACATCGCGCGGGAAATCTTTGAGAACGATTCCACCGGTATGCAGTTCTGTACGGCTGCCTCTGACAAGATTGAAACTCCGCTCGGTGAATGGCCGTAATAGCGAGGTGATTCGTTATGAGCACCTACTACATCGCCGGCTTTCCAGTATCCGACGAATTATACCATTATGGTATTAAAGGACAGAGCTGGGGTAGGCGGCGCTTTCAAAATCTTGACGGTAGTCTGACTGTGCTTGGTCGTCAACACTACGATGTTGGTGCACCGCTCGATTCAAACGGGCAACCATATCAGTATCAATATCGATCGCCTCAACAAGCTCAGCTGCAAGGGCAAACGTCGGAACAGAGTCGCTATGCTCAACAACAAGCCGCACAATTTCAGGCTCAGGTGCAGGCGCAACGACAAAGGATGCAGGCAGCTGTTGAAGTTAATGACAGAACATCCGTTGCAAATGCGCAGCGTAATTTGCAGAACCTTGGGTATGGCCTTAAAAAGTATGGCGCTGACGGAAAAGTAGGAGATGAAACTAGAAGCGCTATTAACGCGTTCAAGCGCGACCATGGCCTGCAGCAGGACGGAAAACTCGACCTGGCAACCAGTAAAATGATGGAGACCGAATCCAAGAATTCGCTTAGAAAAGGAGCCAAAGGCGAAAGTGTAACAAGAATGCAGGACACATTAAAGTCTCTTGGCTATAGTCTTGACAAATATGGTTCTGACGGCAAATTTGGGGCGGAGACTCAGAAGGCTTTGAACGACTTTAAGAAAGCGCACGGTCTTCCAGAGAATGGAGTATACGACGGAGCAACAAGAACGGCTATGGCCAGAGAACTTGCTGCAAAAACTGCATCGGCTCAGCCGCAATATCAGCCTCAACCTCAAACCATGACGAGTTTGCCTCAGCAGCCTGTGAGTACTCAATCTGTAAGCGCCCCTCCATCGAATACGACTCAGAATTCTCAAGTTACAACCGATGCACAAGCGGAGCAGACTGAGAGTGGTGCGTCTCAGACTGTAGACGCTAAAGATTCTACTGGAGATTCCGTAAAAAAAAGGAAGGCTGAGAATAAAAGTACAGAGCAAAAAGGCCGGAAGAAGACAGAGGAAATTCTAAAAACAATAAACCAATATGGTGGGCAGATATCCGAACAGCATAAGACTTTGAGCGAAGCCATGTCAAAAGCTGCTGATAAAGCTGGCGACGCAATAGGAGATGCAGCAAGAAAAGTATTGTCTGCGCATGGTTCGCTGGTTTCTAGTATTTCCTCTGCTGCAAGCTCTGTAAAGAATGCCGCGGATAGACGCGCAAAGATGTATGACAACATTCTTGAGACAAGTCAAACAGTTTCTGCATCCGCTCTTAAAATTGAAAAGGACATTCAAAGAGCTTCCGATAAGCTTGTCAGGCAGCACAATAAGCTGATTTCTGAGCTTACAGATTTGTCCAGAGACACCAGGAAGGCGGCAAAGAAAACATCAAAACAGGCTAAGAAGACAGCTAGAAGTATAAGCTCGTTTTTCAATAGTGCAAGAAGCACTTTAGACAGAGGTTCTAATGCCTTGGCTTCTTGGTTTGGAATCTAGGAGGACGGTCTATGTCAACATTTTTTGAGCGTCTTCAGCACAGCTGGAACGCATTCAGGGGGCGGGATCGTCCCTCAAGTTATACCGGCCCTGCGAGTTATTATAGGCCGGATCAGATCAGGCTGCGGGTTGGCAACGACCGTTCCCTGATTACGGCGATATACAATCGAATCGCGATGGATGTCGCTAGCAACAAGATAGAGCATGTAAAATTGGACGAAAATGGACGATACAAGGAAACTGTCCCGGACGGTCTAAATAACTGCTTGACACTGGAGCCAAACATCGACCAGACAAGCCGCGCCTTTATACAGGACGCGGTTCTTTCTTTGTTTGATGACGGTTGTGTAGCGATTGTGCCAATAGATACAACCGTTGATCCTTCGAAGTCAACTTCATATGACATCACATCCATGAGGGTCGCCAAGATCGTTCAATGGCGGCCTCAGTCTGTCGTCGTATCTATTTACAACGAGCAGACCGGTCAGAAGGAAGAAATAGAGGTTCCAAAACGCCTGGCCGCAATTGTTCAAAATCCCTTCTACATGGTGATGAATGAGCCGAACTCAACCTTGCAGCGCCTGATAAGGAAACTGAACATTCTCGACGCTGTGGATGAGCAGAGTGGCTCTGGCAAGCTCGACTTGATCATCCAGCTTCCATATGTTGTTAAATCCCCGACCCGCAAAAAGCAGGCGGAGGAACGTCGGAAAGACATTGAGATGCAGCTCGCTGGTTCCAAGTACGGTATTGCCTATACAGACGGCACCGAGAGGATCACGCAGCTCAACCGGCCTGTGGAAAACAACCTTCTCAATCAGATCGAGTATCTGATGAATATGCTCTATTCCCAGTTGGGTGTCACACCGGAGATACTGAACGGTACCGCCAGCGAGGACGCCATGATTAACTACTCTACCAGAACTGTCGAGCCAATTCTTTCTGCAATTGTCGACGAGATGAAGCGAAAGTTCCTGACCAAGACGGCACGGACGCAAGGGCATTCAATAATCTTTTCGTCTGAACCGTTCAAGCTCGTTCCCGCCAGCAAGATCGCGGATATCGCCGAGAAATTTGTCGGCAACGAAGTGCTTACGCCGAACGAGGTGCGCTCTGTTATCGGCTTTAAGCCTGCGGATGATCCTAAGGCTGACGAGCTAAGAAACCGACGGCTTAATCAAGACGATGAGGAAGCTCAAGTTCTGGATCCAGCAATGATGGTTCAGGAGCCGATTAATCAAATTCAAAATGATAGTTCAATTATTCCGGTTGAAAATCCACTGCCACAGCAGATTGTTAACGAGTCTCAAGACACAATAGCTGAGACAAAAGTTGATGACTTGTAGTTGGAATGGATTTGATACATTTTTACCTAAAATATTTGGAGGTAACTAAAATGCCTAAGTTCGACTTTGGTGGTTACGCCACTAAAAACAACCTAAAGTGTGCGGACGGTCGAACGATTCGAAAGGATGCCTTTATCGACTGCGACGGTATGAAAGTACCATTGGTCTGGGCACACAAGCATGATGACCCTGGCAAAGTGCTGGGACATGCGATCCTGGAGAACCGGGAAGATGGCGTTTACACTTACGGGTCCTTCAACGAAACCGAATCTGGCAAGAATGCAAAAGAACTTGTCAAGCACGGTGATGTTAGGGCCCTTTCTATTTATGCTAATCAGTTGGTGCAAAAGGGCGGCGACGTGATTCATGGCATGATCCGTGAGGTCAGTCTGTGTCTTGCCGGAGCTAATCCTGGAGCCCGAATTGAGGAACTTTCCTTCGAGCACAGCTATGACGAGGATTGCGACGATTTCGAGGCGCTTCTCTTCAACGGTGAAAACATCGTGATTGAGCATTCCGATGACGACGACAAGAAAGAAGCGAAGAAGGAAACGGCCGAGGAGAAGAACGAGGACGAAAAAGAAAAGACTGAGGAAGATAAAAAGGAGGAGGCCGAAGTGCTTACCGATAGCAAAAAGAAAGAAACTGAAGCACTTGAGCATGCCGAAGACGAGTCTGAAGAGACTGTTAAAGACGTGTACGACGCTATGACCGACAAGCAAAAGAAAGTTGTTCAGTTTTTGGTTGGTCAGGCCATTGCTGAAAAAGAGGAAGATAACAAGGAGGAAGACGACGTGTCTCATAATCTGTTTGAAAACAACGCTGGCAACGAGGCGGTTCTGGCTCATGCTGCGATGCAGGAAGCCATCGACACCGTAATCAAGGAAGGCCCCAAGTATGGCTCTCTGCGCAAGTCCTACGAGCATCACATGCAGGAGGGCGGCGCTCTGGCCCACGCGGTTGACACCACCGGCTTGACCGTGCCTGAGATGACAAATCAGCAGTACGCCAATAGCCTGCCCAACCGTATTGGCTACGGCATTAATGGTCTGGAATTCCTGTTTCCCGAGGCCCACGAGCTGAACGACCTGCCAGAGTTCGTAAAGCGCGAGACCACCTGGGTTGACCAGGTTCTGGCTGGCGTCAAGAAGTATCCCTGGGCCCGTATCAAGACCACCTTCGCTAACATCACCGAGGACGAAGCTCGTGCGAAGGGTTATCTGAAGGGCAACCTGAAGAAGGAAGAGTTCTTCAGCCTGATGAAGCGCGAGAGCTCTCCTACCACCGTGTACAAGAAGCAGAAGTTTGACCGAGACGATTTGATCGACCTGGCCAAGCCTGCTGTTGTCGCCTGGGTGAAGACCGAGATGCGCATGATGCTGAACGAGGAGCTGGCCCGCGCGATTCTGATCGGTGACGGCCGTCCCGTTAGCAGCGAAGACAAGATATTCGAAGACAAGATTCGTCCTATTGTCAGCGACGTCGATTTCTTCACTGTTAAGCAGTACGTCGCTCCCGGTGCGGACGATGAAGAGACTGCCAAGAAGGCGATCAAGGCGATCATCAAGGCCCGTAAGTTCTACAAGGGCACCGGCAGCCCGACCTTCTATACCACCGAGGATTGGCTGACCAACATGCTGCTGGTTGAGGATTCCATCGGCCGTCGTCTGTACGACACCGAGGCCCAGGTTTCTTCTGCGATTCGTGCGCGCAATATCGTTCCCTGCGAGCTGCTGGAGAATTACACCGACGCCCAGGGTCGCGAGCTGATCGGCATCCTGGTCAACCTGAACGACTATGGTGTTGGTACCGATAAGGGCGGTGAGGTCACGATGTTCGACGACTTCGACATCGACTACAACCAGTTCAAGTACCTGATCGAAACCCGCTGTTCCGGCATGCTGATGAAGCCCTACTCCGCCATTGCGGTGTTCAAGTCCAACAGCGGCTCCGGCACTACCACGACCGACTAAAATATCCTAACTTCTTCGAAGCACGGCAATTGGTTGGTTTCCTCTCTGACGAGAGAAAAGCAAAAATCAAAATGGGAGTGACATAGCGTATGCCGAGGTTTTATGGGGCTGTGGGTTATATCGAAACCGTTAAGGATGAGACCTCGCCGGATGTTTGGAAGGAGAAGCCCGTGGAATACTTCTACAAGGGTGAACTCCTGAAGAACTTCCGAAACCTTACAAAGAGCAGTGAGGACCAGCTCAACGATGATATAACGTTTTCAAATCAGATCAGCATTACCGCGAATCCTTATGCGCTTTCACATATGGCGGACATGCGCTATGTCAAATGGATGGGGACAGCCTGGAAGGTGACCGGTGTGGATGCCTCCAACTATCCCCGTCTCATTTTGTCCATAGGAGGCGTATATAATGGCGAAACCGCGGAGTAAGCTTAGCGAGATATTGCATACCTTCTGCGACAACGTATATTTTCAGCCTCCGACCGGGCGCAAGATAGAGTATCCATGTATCATCTATGATCTGGAGAAACCTGATGTAACGTTCGCGGATAACGCCCCGTATGCGATATACGATCAATATTCAATTAAATACATCACAAGAGATCCTGACGACGATACCAGGGACCAAATCATCGGATTGCCTTTATGCTCCGCCGAGAGACCTTATCCGGCGGACAATTTGTACCACTATCCTTTCAGAATTTACTGGTAAGTTCTGAATTTGTTTATTTTCAAGGAGGAATAATAATATGGCTACGAATACTCCTATTTCTTGGGATGATACCGGCAAGCGGATTTTTGAGACCGGCGTAGACCACGGTGTTTTGTACGTTCTCGACCCCACGACTAATGCTTATGGCAATGGTGTTGCATGGAATGGTCTGACCGGCGTTACCGAGAGCCCCGATGGCGCCGAGCCGACCGATCTATGGGCTGATAACATCAAGTACGCCACCCTGCGTTCTGCTGAGACCTTTGGTATGACCATTGAAGCCTATACCTATCCTGACGAGTTCGGCGAGTGTGATGGCTCCGTAAGCCCTGCTACTGGCGTTTATGTTGGCCAGCAGAGCCGCAAACCCTTTGGTTTCTGCTATCGCACCAAGGTCGGCAGTGACACCGACACCGAGGCGAACAACTACAAGATCCACGTGGTTTATAACTGCACTGCCTCCCCTTCCGAGCGCTCCTACGAGACGATCAACGATTCTCCTGATGCGATCACCTTCAGTTGGGAAGTCACTACGACTCCTGTGGCGTTCAAGAACTTTAACTACAAGCCAACCGCTCTTATAACGATCGACGTCTGGAAGCTGGATTCTTCGAAGAAGACTGCTCTGGAGAACGCGTTGTATGGCGGCGGTCCTCTGCCTGATCCCGACACTCTGCTTGGTTATGTTGGCGGTTCTACCACTACGACCTGATAACAAGATGACAACGGAGGGTATTCAGTTAGGCTGGCCCTCCGACTTTTAAAGAAAAAAAGGAGAAGAGTAATATGCTTAAGAAAGAAATCATTTACACGGACTACGACGGCAATGAAAAGACAGGCGAGTATCATTTTCATCTCAGTAAGAAAGACCTGATGGAAATGGAGTTCTCTACAGACGGTGGTATGCAGAAAACGATCGAACGCATTGTAGAGAAAGAAGATGTTAAGGGACTTGCCGAGCTGATCAAAGAAATCATACTCAAGTCTTATGGCGAGCTCACCGAAGACGATCGGTTTATTAAAGTCAGAAACGGTCATAAACTGTCTGAAGATTTTGAACAAACCGAAGCGTTTTCCGAGCTGTACTTTGAACTCAACACGAACGAAAACGCGCTTGTTGAGTTTGTAAACGGTGTTATTCCGGCAAATCTTAGGCAGGAAATAGCCGCAAGAGGCTAAATAACGAAAGGAGGGTAGGGTATGCTTGAGATCGTAATCGAAGGTGGCGAACTATATGATGAAACTACAGAAAAGATCATTCGGACCAAGCCTGTTCGGTTGAAGCTTGAGCATTCCTTACTTTCCATATCTAAATGGGAATCAAAATGGCACATACCGTTTTTAAAAGAAAGCGAAAAAACTCAAGAACAGTTCATAGATTATGTTCGTTGCATGACCATAACGCAAAACGTTGATCCCAAAGTATATCAAATGATGTCACTCAAAACGATTAAGGAAGTAAAAGCGTATATAGACGACCCAATGACGGCCACGTGGTTTTCCAAAGATAATTCTTCTAAAAGGTCCAATCGCATAATTACTTCTGAACTTGTGTACTGTTGGATGACACAGAATCAAATCCCATTTGAGTGCGACAAGTGGAATTTCAACAGATTGCTTACTCTTATTCGGGTTTGCAGTGCTGAGAACGCGCCCAAAAAGAAAATGGGCAATAAAAAAATCCTATCTCAAAACGCATCGTTAAATGCTAAACGAAAACAGGCGATGCATACAAGAGGATAAAACACCGGAGAGGAGGTAGTATTTATGAAAGGCGTTTCTGTAAAGCATATTGGCAGTTTTAGCAAGACCGAACGTTTTTTGAACGCGATGAAAGGTCAAAGATATTTAAATAAGCTTGCGGAATATGGAGAAGCAGGAAAAAAAGCGCTTTCTGAAGCTACCCCGGTTGACAGTGGATTAACCGCAAAATCCTGGAATTTTGTAATTGAGAGAAGCAGAGGGTCTACATCAATAAACTGGATCAATACGAACAATGTTGAAGGATTTAACGTTGCAATGGCTTTGCAGTATGGTCATGGAACGGGCGGAGGCGGGTATGTCGCCGGAAAAGACTATATCAATCCGGCAATAAAACCTGTCGCAGATGAAATATCAGAAGGCGTTTGGAAGGAGGTAACCTCTTCATGAGCAGTATAGACAACAGAATCGTTCAAATGCAGTTTCAGCATGGGCAATTCTTATCCGGCGTTTCACAAACAATGAAGGCGCTAGACCTCCTGAAGAAAGCCTTAAATTTTACTGGCGTTGTTAATACAGATGATCTAAAACTCGACACAACGGGATTAGAAAACGGCTTAGACAAAGTAACAAGCAAGTTTTCAGAGCTTGGTGCTATTGGTGAAAATGTATTTGGCTTGCTTAGCAGCAAGGCAATGGAAGCTGGTAAGAAAGTTGCTGACGCATTCTTTGGACTTGACGATATATCCGCAGGTCAAAGCAAGTATGAGACCTATACGAAAGCTGTTCAGACGATTACCAATGCAACTGGAAAATCGGTTGAAGAAGTCGAGAAAGTTCTCGAGAAATTACAAACGTACACCGATGAAACTTCTTATGATTTTGCCACTATGGTTCAAACCATTGGTAAATTTACAGCAGCCGGCGTTGATTTGGAAGCTGCTGAAATGGCCATGGAAGGCATCGGCAACGAAGCCGCAAAATCAGGTGCAAGCATTGAGCAAGCTAATCATGCAATGTATAATTTTGCTCAGGCATTGTCGCAAGGAGCTGTTAAATTACAAGACTGGAAATCAATTTCAAATGCCACAATGGCTACGAAAGAGTTTAAAGAGGTTCTTATTGATACAGCTATTGAATCTGGTGTTCTTGTAAAAAAGGGCGATCACATCGGCTCAATGGTTGTTACAAATCAAGAGAAACTTGAAAAAGCTCAGACCGCTCTTGCAAAAGCTCAAAAAGCGACAAAAGACCGCGCTGAAAAAGTTGCAGCGGCACAAAAGCAAGTAGCAAAAGCAACACAAGAAACGACAATAGATTTTAAGAATTTCGAAACTACTCTTACTGACGGTTGGCTTACGACAGAAGTGTTGATTAAAGCACTAAATAAGTATGCGGATACGTCGGATTCGAACCCATTTGGACAAAAAGCCTATGAAGCGGCGCAAAAAGCGCTTACGTTTAGCGACGCAGTACAAGCGGTAAAAGACGCTGTTAGTTCTGGCTGGATGGATACATTTAAGTATCTCTTCGGCAATCTAGACGAGGCGATGAAGCTTTGGACTGACGTTTCCAACGCTTTGTATGACTATATAGCGATATTTAGAGATTGGCGCAATGAAATTCTGAAATCCTGGCATGAGATGGGCGGCTACAACGATCTGATCGAGGCCGCTTCAAATCTGTGGCAGACGTTTATGAACATCGTAAAAGGCGTTGGAGAGGCTCTTACGAATGTTTTTCCGATATTGAAACCCGATAATATGACGCAAGCCCTGTATGAAGGAACTAAAGCGTTGAAAGACTGGTCTGCAGGGCTTCTTGACATGTTTGGACTTTATCAGGAGGTTGAAGAAGAGGAAGAAGAGACTGCAGAAAAAGCCAGTGAAATAGCAAAGAAAACGGATGAAATTACAGAGAGTGCCAATGAAGCTACTCAAGCTGTGTCCGGTCTTGGCGAAGAAACAAAGAAAGTTGCTTCTGATCTCGGCGCTATAGAAACAGGGCTTAAGCGCGGCATGCGTGGCGATAACGTTAAGAAGCTTCAAAAAGAACTTATAAAGTATGGCTTTAGACTCGATAAGTTTGGCGCCGATGGGATATTTGGCCCCGAAACGCAGGCAGCCTTAAAGGCACTTCAAAAAGAAATCGGGGTAGAACAGACCGGCGTTCTTGATGAAGCGACAAAAGCGGCGCTAAGGACTGACGATGCCTTACTCAAGCTTCAGGCTCATGCTCAAAGGGGTCTCGGTCTTGGTGATAAAGGCGAAAGTGTACGAAAGCTGCAAAAGTCATTAAACAAGTATCTTTCTGATTCGGAGAAGATAGCAGTCGACGGAATTCTCGGACCTAAAACCGAGGCCGCGATTAAAAAGATTCAGAAAAAACTTGGAGTAGAACAGACTGGAACTTGGGATAAAGCCACACAGGCGGCCGTGAAATATGGAAAAATAGCTCTATTCAGTTTGGACAAGATCGACAAAAAGATTACCAAAGATTCTCCGAAGGACGATATTAAAGCGCTTCAGGAGGAATTAATCAAATTTGGTTATCTGGATCAGAAAACAGCTGATGGAATATATGGCCCTAAAACAGAAGCGGCAGTAAAAAAGTTACAGAAGTCACTTGGTTTAAAGCAAACTGGCGAGTGGGACAAGGCTACTACGATTGCCGTTCACAACGCTCAAATCAATGCACGAAAGAATAATGCCATAGCGGAATCAAATAAAAAGGCATCGGAGACATCTGAGAAAGCTGCCAAAAGTAATCAAAAAGCAGCTGAAGCGGCAGCAAAGGGGACTAGCAAAACGACTATAGCGATGAAGAAATTGCAAGCTATAGCCAGAGGTTTTAGCGCCGCTATTAAGATTATTACAAAGTTCACAGGTTCTATTGTCAAGATAGCAAATAATATTGCCGGAATGTTCACGCCTATTACTAAGGATGTACGCGATTTTATATATTTCATTTCTGGCATGATCGAGAACTTGACAAAAGAGCTTGATGAAACCGATGCATATTCGAGATTTGTAGACAATGTGACAAAAGCGTTCGGGCCACTCGGAACTTTTTTGTCAAATGTTCATGCTGTTTTTCATGATTTTCTTAAGGGCTATGAAACGTTCTTGAAGAGCATTGATTCGAAACATCCAGGAAAGAACAATACCTTTTCGAATTTCATAAAGTATATTAAGGAAAATTATCCAGTACTTAGTGCTGTAATCGGAGTATTTGAAAAAATAGGGAGTGCTATAGGCTCTTTTGCCAGTTCGTTCGCTTTGTTCTTTGGATTCAGAGAGCCTGTTGACGAGGCGGAGGAAAAGCTGTTAAACTTTACAAAAACGTTTGACTATTTCGTTGGAATTGTAAAGCATTCCGGTATAATTGACAGCTTGATATATGCATTCGATACTATAAAAAATGCTTTATCAAACGTCGGTTTTTCGTTTGATTCCATAGGACAGAGTTTTAAAGATGCGTTCGGTGATGATTTGCTCGTAGGGCTTGTGAGAAATCTGGGTTTGAGTCTCAGAGATTTTCTGGAAACTGCCGGTTTTGTCATTGAGATTGTTTCCGAAATCGTAGCTTATATTATAGAGAATTTGCCAAGCGCTATCGATACAGTCAAAGATTTTTGGGCTGCACTTACATTTGAAGGCGACGAAAAGACCGGCAAAGCTCCTGGAGTCATTGGTCGCGTAACCAAATTCTTTAAAAGCATACTTGGATTAACCGATAGTGAAGAGGCAACAGAATATGCTAAGGCTGGCATAGGACCGATTAGTCTTGTGACCGGTGCGCTGGCAGAAGAATCCATTGAAGGCGAAGAGCACGTTAACAAATCCCTCAAGCTTGTCAAGGGTATTTGCGGGCTTATAAAGAAGATTTTTTCTTTAATTCGTCTTGCGTTTACTGGAGAAGTTGGCGAAAATAGCGGATTAAAGCAGAAAACCATAGACAAAATCGTTAGCATAAGAAATACGATGGACGGTGTCTTCGGTAGCATCTCATATATATTTACTGGTAAAGCCACTAAAAACGTCAGCAAGAATTTTATAGAAAAAGCTGACAAACTCCGAAGCACAATAAACGGTGTTCTTGACTTTATATCGAATACATTTGGAGGCATATTTGCCAGGGTTGCTTATTTTGTTAGCGGAATAAGCTTTAAAAATATTAACCTACCTGATGAAGTAAAGAAACGCATTGACGGAATAAAAGAATGGTTTGGTAATATTTGGAAGACGTTAACCACGCTCTTTACCGGAGAAAAAGCCGAAGGCCTTAAGAGTAACATTGCTGAAAAGGCGTTGATGTTCAGGGATTGGGTAAGTGGTGTCTTTGAAAAGCTTAAGGCAGCATTTGGAGGTATATTTGCTAGGGTTGCTTATTTTGTTAGCGGAATAAACTTTAAAAATAATAACCTACCTGAAGAAGTAAAGAAACGCATTGACGGAATAAAAGAATGGCTCGCTAAGATCGGAAATGGTATCTCCGTTCTAATATCAGGCAAGATTTCTGAGCGTGGTGGCCTGAACAAAGAAACGGCTGATAATATTGTAAAGTGGAGAAACCGTTTATTTGGAGCACTTATAAAGATTGCTGAAGCATTAGAACCTCTTGTTAAGAGTCCTATGTCAGTACTTGGTGTATTCTTTAGCGGTAAAAAATCAGATCGCGGTGTTTTGAGCGCTGAAACCGCTGAAAAAATACTCGAGTTCAGGGATAAGGTTGCGGGCACGTTTGACAGGATCGGTGAAGCATTTTCTGGCATATTTGAATTATTCAATGGATTGTTCGGTGCTAAGGGTGTCGAAGGCGCCGGCGATACAATAATTGAGTCCACAGAAAAGTTTGACTTGAAGGGAAAACTTATTAAAGCTGGAGTAGCGATCGCCGGAGTTCTTGGCGCTTTAAAATATGTAGCGGGTAAAATAAAAGATATTAAAAGCTCCATAGGCATCGGGGAAGAAAAGAACGAGAAAAAAGCCATAGAAAGAATAGCAGATTCCCTGTTCAAAATAGCTATTTCTTTTGGAATCGTTACCGCGGCAATTGTTGTTCTCGGAGCAATAATAAAACCCGCTGAGCTTAAAAGAGGTCTTATCGGCCTTGCTATTATTGCCGGTATTATTGTTGGCGTTTTTGCATTACTTAAGAAGATTGCTTCCGGTAATAAAAAAGAGAAAAAAACAGATTTCAGTATAATAAAGAATATAGGAAAATCGGTCATGGATTTGGCCATCGGTATGGGCATATTGACCACAGCATTACTCATCCTTAGCAAGATGAAGACGAAAACATTCTTGAGTGGTTTATGGAAACTCGGTGTAATGCTCGGGGTTACAGTTGGTTTTCTGGCTTTGTTAAAGGCAATTAAATTCGAAAAACTCAAAGTCAAAGGCTTTTGGGATCTTGCGCTTGGCATTGAAATCCTCGCCGTGGTTATTCATACGCTCTCTGATATGTCATGGGATAAAATGGGCAAAGGACTTGCCGGCCTTGGCGCCATTATGTTGCTTATGGCTGGACTTATGTGGGTCATGGGTAAGGTCGGAGCGACAAAGATCAAGTTTGAAGGCTTTGTGGATTTTGGAGAGTGCATAGCGATCATCGGTTCTACAATGAAGTCCATTGGAAAACTGTCCTGGGATGAACTTGCCAGAGGACTCATTGGAATATTGGCGATTATGGGATCAATAGCAGGCATAGCCGCTATACTTGGGCATTTTGGGGATAAGTTCAAACCAATGACCATGCTCGTTTTGTTTGGCGGTATCGCTGCTGTCATCGGCGTATTTGGATATGTTCTCAACAAGATTAAAGGAACAGATCCGAATTTGTTATATTCGTTTTCCATATCGCTTGCAATAGCACTTGGCGCATTTGTAGCGGCTTGCATGTTTGTTGGCGGTGGAACAGATAACAAACGTGCGAAGGCCATGCTTAAAGGTGCTGGATCCATAGCCGGAGCACTCAGTATATTCGTAATGGCGGCAGTTATCATTGTCGGCGGATTGGGAGAACTTGACCGCATTGAGGGACTTGATCTTCGTTGGTCAATCGAGCGAGGAAAGGTTATACTCAGTCTAACGGCCGAAGCTTTGAAAGACTTCGGTGATAAGCTTGGAATAAATTTACCAATTATTGCTGGTATACTGGCGGCAAGTTTGATCGTTGGATTGATCCCCAGTGGACCAGAATCTTTGATAGAAGGTGCTGGAGCGATAGCCGCTGCCCTAGATGCGTTTGTCGTAGCCGCTGGTTTGCTTTTGTTTGGACTTGGAAAGCTAGATGAAATTCCCGGTTTGAAGCTCGATGAGGCCATACAACGAGGTGGAGAGATACTCGATACGATTGCAACAGTGCTTTCCTCTTTCGGTGAAAAACTTGGATTAAACTTGCCAATTATCGCGGGCATACTGGCGGCAAGTTTGATTGTCGGGCTTATTCCTTTAGGAAAAGAAGCGTTGGTATTGGGTGCTCTTGCTATTGGTGCAGCGGCTGACGCTATTATAGCAGCCGTTACAGCAATGGTTACAGGATTAGGCGTGCTTGATCAATGGACCAATGGCGGATTTTCAGCGGCAATAGACCGAGGCGGAAAGGTATTAGAATCTATATCTTCCGCAATTGCAAGAATTAAGAGTGGGTTTACGAAAGTTTACAATGAAGATTTAAAAGACTTTGGAGAAGCGATGGAAAGCGTTCGAACAGGTATAGATGGTATAAGTGAAGACGGAAGTCTTGATGAGGATATGGCTGCTGCCACAGGAATGGCAGAAAAGCTTCACACATTCTTCAGTTCGCTTACTCCATATAATCTTACCGACGCTTCTGGATTCGTTACAGAGTATACAACAACTGCTTCGTTGTTACTTAAAGACGTTAGCTCGTTTGGCACAGCTATCTCCGATCTTTGGAATGGTGTAACTGGCATTTCAAATGACAAGAATATTGATACCGATGTTGACTCTTCTATTGAAGTGGTTAAATCACTTAAGACAAAATTCTTTGATGCCATTGGTAATTCAGACACAATGCCAAGCGGAAATGGTCTTAAGAAGTATAACGAAAAGATTGGCGGAATACTCGATAACGTTAAAACCTTTGGAGAAAGTATAGGAACGTTTCATACTAACACAAGCGGTTTATCCAAAACGCAAATTGAGTCCGATACACAGGCGGCTATCGATGTAGCAAGTACCATAGCAACGTTCCTGAGTGATCTTAGCACGCATGCTACGAGCATAGAAAATAACAAGGGTGCTCTTGATAAATTCTTTACTGGCGATACCAAACAGGAGACCGTGTTTGATTCTATGGATCGTCTCGGCCAAAGTATAAGCGGCTCGAAAGACGCATTTGCTGGCTTGACAGACTCCACTATCGTAACGGATGTCAGTGCCGCAGTTGATGTGGCAAAAGCAACGGCGGATTTACTGAGCCATCTCGGACAGGGTGACGTCTATAGCAATATTACGAACGGTGCAGTTGGACTCGAGGCTCTTGGGTCAATGTTTAATGACAGTGAGTACAGCTTAGCCACGATTATTAAAACATTTGCTGATCAGTTAAAAAATATTGAGAATCTTCCTGAGGTCTCTGATATCTTTGCAGGATTTGGCGCGTTGGCTAATATGCTAACTGCTGATGCAAGTCTGAAAGATAATTTTACAAAAACAGGAGAAACGTTTTCAAATCATATATTGACGGCGTTTTCTAAGTCGGATATTACCCCCACAAAAGACGTTCCAAATAATATGCTGAATGAATTAAAAAAGGATGAGCATCTAAAGGCGTTTAAAGAAATCGGCAAGAATTACGTTTTAGGTTTGTCTGATGGTGTTGTATTCAACACGTATCTCGCGTCAAACGCAGCTAGATATGCTGCAAAAATGATGAAAGAAGCGGTCGAACGTGTTTTGGATATTAACTCGCCTTCTAAAGTTGGTGCTCAGTTGGGGCGCTATTTTGTCGAGGGCTTGGCTGTTGGTTCGTCTGACAGCGCTTATGAGGCTGAGAATTCTGCAAGGGACGCCGCAGTTGGAATGGTAGATACAGTTCGAAACACTTTGAGTACATTATACGGAATTTTAGAAGACGGGATCGACATTGATCCAGTCATAACGCCTGTTGTCGATTTGAGTAACGTTCAAAACGCTGATGAAAGTATACAACGAACGTTCGGCAATTATTCCACTTCAGTTCGCAGCTCCGCTCTGGCCTCAAATATTGCCGCGACTCAGAGAAATCGGAAGAACAATGATCAGGCTGCCCAGGAATCTGTCAATCACGATTTTGGTGATGTAGTTAACAGGTTTAACGAGAAGATTGACGCAATGACTCATGAAATAAAAAACATGAAAATCGTTATGGACAGCGGCGCTCTTGTTGGACAAATCGATACGAAGATCGACAAACGACTGGGCGATTTGTCATTGTATCATAGAAGGGGGATGTAACGTATGCTTGTGCAATATAACGGTCAGCATTCGATTGTGTTCGGAAAGCTTGGCGTGACCTATGAAGCTGATATTTCCGGTACACAATTTGCACATAGTCGTATTGAAGGAAAGCATTCATGGGAGGACTGGCATCTAATTCCAACGTCTCGCCCCACAGTTAATCCCCCTTCACCAAATGTATCGCTGATAAATATTCCAGGGAAGAATGGTTCCGTAGATTTTAGCAAAATGCTAACTGGTTATATGACATACCAAAATCGATCAGGATCCTGGCAGTTTATAGTGGACAACACCAAATGGGGTAGTTGGGAAGCAGCCTATACTACGATACTCAACTATTTACACGGAGAGTCCCTCGTGTGCTATTTAGCGGATGATCCGGCATATTACTATGAGGGACTCTTTTATTTGGGAGAGCCAAGCCCTAGCAGTAATTGGAGTACAATAACTATAAATTATAATTTGTTTCCTTATAAACGAAATCTGCAGACTATTAATGAACCTTGGCTTTGGGATCCGTTTAACTTTGAAAATGGCATTATTACTGAGTTTACAGACTATGCCAGTGGAATTTCTGTTCCGGCAAAAGGAAAAATAGATGTTACTATATATTTGTATGAGGAGCCTATAAGGCCAATGATTGATTGCAGCGCTGCTGACGACGCTGTACAATTAATTATTGGCGGCAAAACAACTTCTTTAAAGAATGGTGAACATCATTATAGAGGCATTACTTTGTTTAAGGAATCCCAAGAAGATAATAGGGAATTAATAATTAGCTTAGAGAACAATTCAAATTCGGCTGCGACTGTTAAATTCTCATTCAGGGGAGGGGAATTATAATTGGTAGAATACACTATTTACGCTGACGGATATTTAATATATAGTTCCGCTTTCCCTGAAATGGGAAGTGTGTTATCTCCGGAATTGAAGCTTGAAGTCAACAAGTCCGGAAGTTTGTCATTCGTTATTTTGCCAAATCATGAACGATACGATTATATCAAGCCTATGACAACTCTCGTGCTTGTTTATGAGGACGACGATCTATTGTTCCGAGGGCGAGTGATAGAAGCAACTCCTGACTTCTATAAACAGAAAAAAGTAGTATGTGAAGGGGATTTGTCTTTTTTACTTGACAGCATAATCCAACCGTTCAAATACCTTGACGACAATAAAGCAACTATAAGATCTGTATTTAAAGAGATCGTTGACTCGCATAATACTCAAGTTGAGTCATGGAAGAAGTTTTCGTATGACGATGATTATATTACAGTTACAAAAAACTCAAATAGTACAGTTTCAGATACTGACATTTTTAACTATACTTCTTACTCGGACGCAGCAAGCGCTTTAGACACATGCCTTTTAAACGAGTATGGCGGAGTATTAAGGACAAGAACTGTTGGGTCTACTACATATTTGGATTACATAAAAGATCCTTTTCAATCGTTAAATGATTATCCACTTAATGAGCAGGAAATAGAGTTTTCGGTGAATCTTTTAGACTTGAACATAAGTTATCCAATAGATGACATATTTACCATTTTGCTTCCGACCGGAAAAGACAATTTGAAGATTGGTTCTGTAAACAATGGAAGCGACTATCTTAGAAATGAGAACGCCATCGAAAAGTTTGGTCAAATTGTCCATCACGAGGAGTGGAGCGATGTCGATGAACCTTCCGAGTTGATGGCAAAAGCACAAAGATATTTGGATGAGCAAAGCCGTGTGCTGCCAGATGATCTTGAAATAAAAGCTATTGATTTGCATTTGGTAGATCCGGACCACGTCAGTCGTCTAAAACTTTGTGATCGTGTACGGTGCTATAGTGAACCACATAATATTGATGAAATTTTAATATGCTTGTCTATATCGTACGACTTAGTCAATCCTGAAAACTGCACTTACAAAATTGGAAGTTATATACCAGTAAGTAATTACCAGGGAAAGACAAGTAATAAGACTTCCGAGTCGAAGCGCGGCGGTTCCAGATCCAGATCGTCTAGCGGAAAATCTGCGCAGGCTGCAAAAGCAACCGACGATCTATCAGTAAAGGAAGAGACGGACAACAGAACAAACATTAAAAACGCATTACTGATAACTGGTAATCAAGTTAGAGATTTACAGACTCATGAGGTAAGAACACTTAATGAAAATGAGCTGCTAGATATTGACAACAATCTGAGTCTTCCAACGATCACGGACCATGCCGGCAACAAGATAACAGTGCGAGATCTATGCACATCAACTAGTGACGCCGTCGTTGCAGCGAATAATATTGCTTTAATAGCTGGTGGCAATATGACTCTTGCTGCAGGTCAGGATATTAGTCTTGGTGCGGAAGGAAGTTTGTTTGTGCACGCAAAGAATATGGAAGCGATTGTAGGCAGTGACAAATGTATAAGTACTACAGATGGTTCTTTCAGTATCTCAATACTTAAATCGGATGATGAAGACACCGGTAAAACAGGAGTAGCGAAAAGTCTTATATGCTTAAACGATGATATAGTTGAAATCAATGG